GGCCTTGCATTCGCGCTGACGAAGGTGCTCGTCGAAGACGGCGACCACATTCGTATTGGTCAGACCTATGCGCGTCACCTCGCACAGTCGCTGATCGAAACGAAGGAAACCCTCGGTGCTAACATCCTGAACCGTGCTTTCAACGGTTCGTATGTCGGCGGCGACGGCGTTTCGCTCGTGGCCACCAACCACCCGCTGGCAAACGGTGCTACCTTCAGCAACCAGCTCAACACGGCTGCCGCTCTGTCGCAGACCTCACTTGAGCAGCTTCTCATTCAGATCCGCAACGCTGTTGACAACAACGGCAAGCGCATCCGTCTGACGCCGAAGAAGATCGTCGCTGGTCCCAGCAACGTCTTCCAAGCTGAAGTCCTGCTGAAGTCGGTCCTGCGTGCTGGCACGGCTGACAACGACATCAACCCCGTGAAATCCATGGGGCTGTTGGGCGACGGCCAAGCCAACCTTTCGCGTATCACCTCGTCCACCGCATGGTGGGTGCAGACCGATGCTCCGGAAGGTCTGAAGCTCGCTATGCGCCGTGGTCTGGAAAAGTCCATGGAAGGCGACTTCGAAACCGACAGCATGCGGTACAAGGCCACCGAGCGTTATGCGTTCGGCTGGACCGACCCGCGTGGCGTCTACGGTACGCCGGGCGTGTAATAACGCTGACCATTTGGTCAAAGGGAGCCCCTCTTGGTCCGCCAAGGGGGGTTTTCTTTTGTGCGCTATGCAGGGGCCTATTTCTTGTGCTATAGGAAGCGCTCTGGGGTTATTAGCTTGTCAGACCGTCCCAGCGGACAATGCACAGACTGGCAAGCGACTTGTGCATGAAGGATATGAACATGGGTTCTACAACTTTCTCGGGTCCGGTTACCTCCACCAACGGTTTTGTTGGCACTGTCACCGGCAACATCACTGGCAACGTTACAGGTAACGTTACAGGCGATCTCACTGGCCGCGTGTTCGGCACTGTCACGACCCGCTCGGGCGCTGGTGCTGTTCCGATCACGGCTGGCACTGTCCGCCTCACCACAACTGGTGCTGACGCTCTGACGCTTGCCAACGGCGCAAACGGCCAGATCCTGTCGATTGTCATGGTTGCTGACGGCGGCGACGGCACGCTGACCCCGACCACGAAGACTGGTTTCTCGACCATCACGTTCGGTGATGTGGGCGACAGCGTCACGCTGCAATACTTCACCACGCTGGGCTGGATGATCCTCTCCAACAACGGCGCAACTGTTGCCTAAGGCATATCGCCTTTCGCAATTAGTGTGATATAGTTGGTTGACCGTCTGGGCGATCCCCTCAGTCTCAGGCGGTCACCTTCTCCGAAGGAGATTTCAACATGATGTGTGATAAACTTGGCTATCGGGTTGTTAACAACACAACCACAACGATTAAGCCGACCCCGGCGGGGTTCTTTGGTTTGTCCGTCACTGGCGCTGGCAACGTAACTGTTTACGACAACGCTTCTGCTGGCAGCGGCGTAGTGCTTTACACCAAGACTGGCGCAACGGCTGGTGAGACCGTCCACTTCGGTGGCAACGGCATCGCTGCTAATAACGGCCTGACTGTTGTGACCACCGGCACCGTTGTGGTGCTGTACACGTAGGACGAGTGATACAATGCCCAGTGGCTTGCCTAATTATCCGTTTGAGTTGCGATTGGCGAAGGCCCGCGATGAGATCAATGAGGCTCTTCGCATGGGCGTACCGCCTATGGCTCAAGCGCAGCCGGGCATGATGCCACAGCAGCCTATGCAGCAGCCTATGGGTCAAATGCAGCCGGGTATGATGCCCCCGCAGCAAATGCCACAGCAAATGCCGATGGGCCAACCCCAGATGCAGCAGCCGATGCAGCAACCACAACAGCCGAGGCCGTTCCAAGAGGGCGGCCTTGCTACGTCTTTGCGCACCAATCCTGCTGATCATGAACGCGATGTTGCATTTGTGGCCAGCCGCGATCAGCAACTGCGTGACATGGCAGGCAAGCGTCCCTTTGCGAAGGGCGGTCTGGCTATGGCAGAGGGCGGTGCGTGGACACGCAAGGAAGGCAAGAACCCTGAGGGCGGATTAAACGCCAAGGGACGCGCTTCTCTCAAGGCGCAGGGCCATGACATCAAACCACCAGTTTCGGCCAAGCAGGCCAAAAAGTCCCCCAAGGCAGCCGCTCGTCGGCGTTCATTCTGTGCGCGGATGAGCGGTATGCCGGGGGCGATGAAGGACGAGAACGGCAAGCCGACACGCAAGGCTTTGGCCCTTAGGAAGTGGGACTGCTAATGAGCGACTTTGCTGTAAAGCCCGTGTGGGACAAGAAGCGTCCGAAGGATCTCGGTAAGACTAAGTCCTTGTCCGTAAAGAAGAAAAAGGCCGCTAAGGCGCGTGCTGCTGCTGCTGGCCGACCCTATCCCAACCTCATTGATAATATGGCGGCAGCCCGCAAGAAAGGTAAGTAACATGGACGGTTTTAAGAACACGACCCGTACTCAATACGACACGGCTTCCGGGCGCAAGTTCGCCAACGGCGGCATGACTGTCAGCCGTAACGACATGGCTGGTGGCGAAGGTCCGATGAGCAAGCCTGCAATGGTCGCCAAGTACGCCAAGGGCGGCAGCGTCAAGAAGGGTGAGCAGAAGATTGGCCGGGTGATGAAAGAGTTCACCGAAGGCAAGCTTCACAGCGGCTCGAAGGAAGGCCCCAAGGTTAAGTCTACAAAGCAGGCTGTTGCCATCGCTCTGAACGAAGCCCGCGCTGCTGGTGCCAAGATCCCGCGCGTCAAGAAAGCTTTTGGCGGCGAAGTTGACGACGTGTTGATGGCCCGCATGACTAAGGAAGAATTGGCGCAGGGTGCCAAGGGCATCCGCATGGCTCGTGAACGTCTCGATAAGCAGTCTGTAAAGCGTGGCGTTCCGCCTGCCAATCGCAAGCCCATGATCTCAGAGCGCATGGAAGATGTGGGCCGGAGCATCGGTGTGGTCAAGAAGGCCGCTGGTGGCATGACCCTGAGCAATGTTCCTCAATCCAAAAACTCGATGCCTTCTGGCGTTGGCACCATGCGTCCAAGCAAAACGTCTGGCGCAACCGCTCCGACGCTCGGTAAAACACCGAGTGGTGTTGGAACCGAACGCCCAAGCAAGACTTCTATGGCCGTTGCTCCCGGTCGCGGCATGACACTTGGCATGAACAAGGGTGGCGTAGCCAAGAAAGCTGCTGGCGGCATGACGCTGAGCAATGCGCCTACTCGTTTAACGATGTCTAACGCTACGTCATCAGCGCCCGCGCCAAAAGTATCCCCCGCTGTATCTGCGCCAACCAAGGCGTCTGCTGCGCCCGCGCCGAGCAAGATGTCTGCGGCTGCGGCTCCTTCTCGCGGCCTGACACTCTCCGGTCCAAACGTAGGCCGTCGCCTGACGCTCGGCATGAACAAGGGTGGTCTCTCGGTCATGCCACGTGGTAAGAAAGGCTGCTAATCATGACATCTCTACCTGCGCCCAATCGAGACCCCGGTTTCGACATCAACACGGCAACTAACACCTTTTACAAGGCGCTGGCTGATCGCCTCAAGTCGGGTCAGATGACCCTTGACCAAGCGCGTGCTGCTCAAGCTGAGATGCGTGCGTTGCAGCTAAATCCTGCGGCAGCCAATCGGCAGGCGGCGACTGACATTGCTCAGCGTCACCTGCAAGTCGGCCAGTATTCACCCGCGAATGTGGCTGCCCAACAAGCTGCTCAGCAACCGCAAGGTGGGCTTACTCTGGCGCAACCTGCTCAAGGTGTTGGCGGCACGGGCCAATCGTTCAATCCCGTTACGGCACCTCCGTCACCTCCGCGTCCGCCAGAAGAAATCATGGTTACGCCTCAGCGTATGCCTGAAATTGCTACGATGCCACCGCCGCCACCGCCGAGTGTCATGCCGCCGCCTCCAATCCGCACCTACTATGATCCTGAGGGTCCGGTTATGCCGCCGCCTCCGATGCCGGTGTCGCAACCGCAAGAACTTCCAGTTGCTCCGACGCAGCCGGATATGCCGGAAAGGCATTCTGAGTATGGCATTCCTTTGTGGATGCAGCTTGGCGCCGGACCTGAGCGCGATGCTGCTTATGCCCAGTACATGAAAGGCCAAGGCGGCGGAATGCAGCCCAAAGGCATTGGCGGCATGCTCAATGCTCTGAAAAAAATGCAGCTTCCGCAGGGCGTTGGCGGAATGCCAAGGCAGGGCGTTGGCGGAATGCCAAGGCAGGGCAGTCCAAATGCGCTTACGATTGCTCGCGGTCCTATTCCTTTAGATCAGCAGGGGCCTCCCATGGGTGGCAGTATCGGCGCATTCCTTGGCAGGCAGGGAGAGGCTCCTCAAGCTGCTGGAATGCTGCCGAGATTGGCTGAAATGCTTAATCCGCAGCCGCGCCAGCCGACGGGTGTGGATAATGCCACATTCATCGCAGGCGACCCCAACTTCCGTTTCGGTGAAACTCCGCAAGTTAAAGCGCCTAATGCGCAGGCTATGGCCATGGGCGGCCTGTTGCGCAAATACTACGGCGGGGGAATGTGTTAAACAGGGGGACTGAGGCGGCTGACTTGTGGTTGGCCGCCTCTTCTTGTATAACCCTGATGCCAGAAATGCCTGCTCAAGCTAGTGGGCTGCTGACTAAAACCAGCGAGCAGGATTGATGGCCTACAGCAACACGGTATCTCAGACAGTATTCAACACGCGGAAGGTGATCGAAAACGCCATCCGGCGCTGCAAGCTGCCTGCCGAAAGCATTACGGCTGAATATGTCGATATTGCGAACGACCAGCTTTATCTGCTGCTATCGGATCTCGCTAACATGGGTGCGCCTTTGTGGTGCATCGAGAAGCAGATCATCCCGCTCTATGACGGCTACGGCGATGTGGTGCTGGACACCAAGGTCGTTGACATCCTGAACAGCAATTTCCGCCAGCTTCAGACTGTTAGCGGCACGAACACGACGACATCGACCACGCATACCATATCGTTTGGCGGTGACACGTTCGTCACGACGGTTGGCATCAAGTGGACCGCCGCATCTGTGCCGATTGCTATCGAGCGGTCTGAAGACAACATCACTTGGACGACGATCCAGACCGAAACTCCAGACGCTGTATCAGGGGAGTGGACTTGGTACGATCTCGTAAGCTCCATCGCCACGCCGTATTTCCGCGTGCGGGCAACAACAGGCACCCTAAGCTTCTCAGAGATTTACACCGGCAACACGCCGACCGAGATCCCGTTGGCGCGCATGAACCGCGACGACTATACGAACCTTCCGAACAAGACGTTTCAGAGCAATCGTCCCCTGCAATACTGGTACGACCGCCTCATTCCGAACCCAATCATGCACTTGTGGCCGGTTCCGAACAGCGGCGCTGACACTTGCCAGCTAGTTTTGTGGATACAGCGCTACATCATGGACGTTGGCACCATGACGCAGGAAATTGAGGTGCCTCAGCGCTGGTATGAGGCCCTTGTGGCCATGCTTGCAGCCAAAATGGCGATGGAAATCGTTGAAGTTGACGTAAATATGATCGGTTTGTTGGACGCGAAGGCCCAGCAGGCGCTGTATACGGCGCAGGCAGAGGAGCGCGACAACTCTCCGATGATGATTGCGCCCAATATCAGCATGTACACGAGGTAATATGGGCATTTATCTCGACACTCGCGGTAAATCGACCCTTGGCATCGGGATTTGTGGCCGTTGCTCACGCAAAATGAGCCTTGATGACCTGTATTCGGACCCAAATTACCCCGGATTGAAGGTTTGCAAGGCCGATATGGACGAATATGACCCATATCGCCTGCCTGCGCGCCAACCTGAGAAAATTGCGCTGCGTTTTGCACGCCCTGATACGCCAATTGGAACCGATCCTCTCGGCTTGCCGACTGAGGATGACAGCTACTTCCTCGTTACTGAGGACTTCGAAGACTATTTGGAGCCGTAAATGACAACTGTTCCCTCAAATCTGGTTCCGACACGGATTTCGCAGCTCACCGAATACGACGGTTTGAGCCAAGACGGATATTTGCCTTATGTCCTCAACGGGGTCACATATAAGGTCCGCTTCGGTAACATCGCTTCTGTTGGCGCTGTACCGTCGAGCCGCACAATCACTGGCGGCAGTGGGCTTACTGGCGGTGGCGATCTCAGCGCTAACCGCGTTATTTCTATTGCTGATGGCGGTGTTACTTACAGCAAGCTTGCTGATAGCGGCGTCGTGGCTGGGACTTATGGTTCTTCAAGCGAGATCCCGGTTCTACAGATTGATGCGAAGGGCCGGGTAGAGGTTGCCTCTACAACGCC